CCGCCGTTTTGTATGGTGGCCTGAAGTTTGAGCAAACGTCTAAATCTCTTGTTGACATGCAATTTGTTGACTTGAAGAAAATGAACCGTGAAGAAATTCTTGCGGTGTATGGCGTGCCTAAATTTGTGGTGTCCCTGTACGAAGATATTAACTACGCCACTTCAGTAGCCGCGAAAAAATCTTTCTGGGAAAACACCCTGATTCCTTACTTGGATGTTGTAGCCGATGGGCTTAACTCCGAATGGGTTAGGAATATTGATCGCCGCAACACGCATATTTACTTCGATCTCACCCGCGTTTCCGCTCTCAAAGAAGATTACACCGCGAAGATCACGAATGCGAACGCGATGATTGATAAAGGCGTGCCGCTTGCGGAAGCCTATCGCCTGAATGATATACCGATTGAGACTAAAGGCGATTGGATGGATCAGCCCTTGGTTTCCGGTTCGCGCACTAATCTTGATAGTGGTGAAATCATCGGGCAATCTTCGATGTTCGGTGATTTGGGCGACGGAAAAGATAACGAAGACGATAGCAAGGATCCGAAATCGGAAGACGATACCGAAGATCCTAAGAAGCCCAAGGGCGAAGAAGACGATTCAGAGAAAGACGATCCGAAAGAAGAAGATAAGAATCTAAAAAGTGCTTTGCGCCTTGAAAGCATCCGCGTTGTCAAAGACGACAGAGAAAAATTTTGGATTAAGTACGTTACGAAGACTTTGAATCCCCCCGAAAAGCGTTTCAATAGCATGATGAAACGCTATTTCATCGATCAACGTAACACGATGCAAGATCTAGTAGATGAATGGCTAGATAAGAACCCTGAATTGAAAGCCATTGCACTAAACCGCGCCTTTAAAGTCTCCGATCTCATTCCGAATAAGACGCTTGAAAATAAGAAGCTCAAGGAAAAAGCCGGGCCTATCTATGATATAACGGTTGAGCTTCAAGCCGCGAAAATGGAAGATGAAATTGGGGAGTTTGTTAACTGGACAGAGCAAGGAAAGTACGTCGATAAATTCATCAAGCAGCGTTACAATCAGCTTTTGAAAATCAATGATTACACTTTCGACGTTGCTACGGAACAGATTAACAAGGTTGTAGGCGATGGCATTACCGCTAACAAGACGGTTGATGAAATTGCGAAAGACATTAAAGATATTGAAAAGAAAATATATGACGTTCGCATAGATAATTCTATCCGCATCGCGCGAACGGAAACCGCTTCAATCGCTTCTTCTACCCGCTTTTCAATCATGGATGTTGAAGGGATCGAGCTTCACGAATGGGTAAGCGCGAAAGATGAAGCCGTGCGCCATTCTCACCAGGAAGAAGATGGGCACGTATGTGAAGTAGGCGAATCTTTTCCTTCTACCGGGCTGATTTATCCGTGTTATCCGGGCGGTGCCCCTGAAGAAGTGATTAATTGCCGTTGCGTGACTATTGCTAAGAAATCAAAATAGGAGCTTGAAAAATGAATATCGGTAAGCCTCAAACGATGAAGTTAGCGCCCGCAAAAGTCGCTAAACCTGTTGTGCCTAAACAGGAAGTAGAAGACGTGATCGAAGATGTAGAAGATGTGAAAGTAGTTGACGTACCGAAACCCGAACGCAAAACCGTACAGGGGCCCGATCTTGATGTGCGCGTACCTGGAAGTACCGCGCCTAACGGTGAACCTGTTTTGCCGTTTCAGTATCGCGGCTTCTTTTGTGGAGGATAACACATAATGGAAACCGTGATCGCAGAAATTGAACACGCTATTAGAACCCTTGAGCAAGTAAGCACCGGAAAACAAACCGGTTCTTATGCTGTTAAGGAATCCGGTAGCGTTGACATTAGCGCCGATGAATGCAAAAAGTTGTGTGCTAAGATTGGCTTGAAATACTTTGAAGGTTTTGAGCGTCGGATCATACAATACAAGTTCACGGATGCGACTACGGATCGTTATGGTGATCGCATTACTGCAAAGGGTGTGAAGCTAGACAAGTACAAGCAAAATCCGATTGTGCTTGCGTTTCATAATTCTTGGTGGTTTCCTGTCGGCGCTTCGATCAAGACTTGGTATGAAAAGAGCGATGATTCCGTAAAGGGATGGGTATTGTTCTTTGATTCCAATATTGACGATAGCGGATTTTCCGAATCCACTTTCAAATTTGCTTCTACCGGTGCGGTGAAAACCGGTTCAATCGGATTTATTCCGGTTGCGGGCAAGGTTCGCAAGCCTACCGAAGAAGAAAAGGCGGAATATGGAATGACGGATTGGGGCTACATCTATGATGAAATCGAATTGTTGGAATATTCGATTGTGCCCCTTCCCGCTAATCCGTCTTCCATGGCGGAACCGATCACAAAGTCTTTCGGACGCAAGGATTTTGATAAGACTATCGCGCGCATCGAAAGTTCCGGAATCTTCCCAGAGAAACAGCTTAAGGAACTGATCGCAGATCTGAAAACCCGCAATGCAGGAAACAAAGGAGCGGAAACCGTGGAAGACGATAAGAATAACCCCGCTCCCGTTGTGCAGGGTACTACAAAGCGTTCCATTACGATCAATATGGGAGTGATTCCCGGCAACGATCAAATGGATTCTTTGTTGAAGGATCTGGAAAAGTTCCAAGGCAAGGGCGTTGATGTAACGCTTAACATCGGAACTGTTCCCGCTCCTATCTCTTCTGAGATAGTGAAGGCGGAACCGATTGATCTTGAAAAACTTGCGGATCTCGTTCACGAAAAAGCGGGCGCGGTTCTCTCCAAGAAAAACAAGACGCTTGTTAAGGATACCGTTTCGGTTCTTTCCAAGTCGCTTGAAGCTCTGAAAGAACTTTTGAAAGCTGCGGGCGGTGAAGAAGACGATACCGATCCGGCTGAAGAAGACAATGAAGATAATGATGAAGGCGAAGACGGAACTAAGAAACCGAAAAAGGGCAAGGCAACGCAAACAGGATCCCCGGAGGGCGATCCTACTGCCGTAACTCCTAATCCTTACGGTGCGAAGTTCTTTGATGCAATTGAAAAGGCTAACAAAACCTTGAGTGATGCAGTAAAGCAGTAAAATCAAATTAGGAGTTACGAAAATGGATGATAAACTTGTAGCAAAAATCGAAGAATTGGTGAAGAATACTACGGAAGCCCTGAAGAAGTCGGGGGAAACCGAAGCGAAGATTGCCGAAGTTGAAAAGACTTTGCGTAAAGAGCTTCAGGATTACCGCGATGAAGTGAAGCGGTTGAACGTCGGTGTTCCCGGCCTGGAAGAAGAGGAACGCAAGCGCAAGGAAAAGGGTACGCAATTTTCGCTTGCTAAGGCGTGTTCCGCTATCGCGAAATCGCACCGCAAGGATCTTGATGCTTGGAAGGATGCCGGTCATGAACTGGAAGTGTTCCAAGCGGCACATCAACGCGCTACCGTTTCCGGTTTGACCGGCGGGCAGGGCGGTTATCTGATCCCTGTGGAGATCGCGCGCGAACTGATCAAGCCCGCAATCGCGGATATTGTCATGCGTGATCTTGGAATCACCGTGTATGAAGATCTTGTTGGAGATCTTCCGTTCCCGGAAATCACTTCGCGCCCTACCCTTTCGTGGGTTAAGGAAGCTGCGGGCCCTACCGCTCAGGGTGTGACGTTCGGTGAACGCTTCATGCGTCCGAAAACCGGATCGATGCTGATTCAGCTTTCGCAAAAGCTGTTGATGCAAACTTCGGGTGTTGCGGAACAGTATGTGCGCGAAATGATGAACGAAGGTATTGCCTTGGGCCTTGATGATATGATGATCAACGGCGCGGGTTCGGATAAGGTGCCGATGGGCATCTTGAACAATCCGGATATTCCTTCTTCTACCGCTCTGGGAACCAATGGTGCGCGTTTCCGTTTTGATCACGGTGCGCGTATGACGGCGGATGTTCGCGTGCAAAACTTCCTGAAGCTCCCTAACTCGGGCGGTTTGCTTACCCATCCGCGCGTTGTGTCGGGCATGAAGCGTGAGCGCGTAGCGCAATTCTCCGGTGATACCGCCGGGCAACCGCTGATTAACCCGCTCATGACGGATGCCGTTCTTGAAAGCAACCTTGGTTTGAAGATTCGTTCTACTACCGCTGTTGCGGCGAATCGCACTAAGGGATCGTCTTCCACTTGCGCGGCTGTTGTGGTCGGTGAATTCAAGCAATTCGTACTTGGAATGTGGGGCGGTTTGGCGCTTCGCGCGTCGGATCAGGCCGGAACCGCGTTCCAGAATCGCGAATTGTGGATCATCGCGTTTGTTGATGCGGATACCCATGTCAAACAGCCGAACGCCTTTACCAAGGTGCTTGATGCTGAAACCCTTGAAGCGAACTGGTAAGGGGTAATCATGAAGATCAATTTTCTGCATGATGTTTCCGGTTTTATTGCCGGTGAAGCCGATGTACATCCCGACGTTGCCGCGCGCCATGTGCGCGAAGGCACCGCCGTGAATGTGGAAGAGGCGAAGGAAGAAAAGGCCCCCGAAAATCCCGCGCTCTCTTCCTCAGAGAATACGGGAACCGGTGAAGGCGTGCAGACTGAAGGCGATAACAATCCCGAAGGCGCGAAAGCTCCCGAGGAAATCACTACCAATCCGGAGAACGTATAATGTTTCAAGCCGCACATGAAGAATTGCAAGTACATAACCCCTTTTTGCCGCTTTCGCGCGCGTCTGCTGCAACCGTTTATAACGGTGATGTAGCCGCCGGGTCTTCGGCAAACAAGGCTATTGATCTTGCCGGTTTTGATGAAGCGTTGATCATTGTTTCGCAAGGTGCGATTGCGGCCGGTGCTGCTCTTACCTATACGGTGAAGTGCGCCGATAACAACACCGCGAATGATGCGACCCTTACCACCGTGCAGGATGGATCCAGCAATAACGCGGCTTGCGCCTTTAACGACACGGACGATAACAAAACCAAGCTGATCCGCGTGCGTTGCCGCGATGTGAAGCGGTATTTGTTTGTTGAACGTGTTGAAACCGGAGCGGTTGCGGATGTGGGTTCGGTTGTGGTCATTCTCACGAAGGCCCAAAAGAAACCCGTTTCGCAGATCGGCGCGGTTGGCGGTGCGGTTACTACCGCATTTACGCACGCTTCTTAATTGATGAAATGAAAAACGGTAGTGGGTTAGCCGCTATCGGTGTATGTCCCAAGCTCACATACATACGCGGCTAACCCCTACTTCTAAGGAAAAACAAAATGCTTCTTTCATCGGTAGCAAGAATCAAAATGTTCGCGGGGCTAGGCGATAGCGTTGAAGAAACGCGCGCTGTTGCTCAATTTCTTAATTCTGTTTCTAGGGAAATTCAAGTAAGTGCCTTAGAAAGAGAATTAGAATTAAAATCGCGTACTGAATACTTTGATACCGATATTGGGGAACGGGAATTTTTCCCGAAGGCTTACCCCATTGTTTCGATCACGTCTGCACACACCGATATTACCGGGCAATATGCCGGGCTTGAAGTAGCTGAAGCAAACTACTTTAAGGGCCAATATGATAAGTCGGTTGTGTTTTGGCGTAACAGCTTCGGAAAATACGAAAGAGGATTGCGTATTATCTATGTGGGCGGTGTCGCAACACACCCGGTTAATTCCGTTTTCACGCTCACCGGGGTAGGCACTTCGGCCCCCGAAGAAGATCAATACGTTTCCACGGAATCTTATTCCGCTTTGGGCAAGGTAAAAGCCTATGACGGCACTAGCAAAAATATAACAATTGAAAATCTTTACGGCGCGTTTGATGTGAATGATGATTTGATTTTTTCCGCCAAGGAACAAGGGGATCCAATCGAAAACACTAGCGGAAAGATTTCTGCTATTGTGTCGCAATCCCTGGTAGAAAAAATGCCGAACATCGCGCAAGCTATTGAAATGGAAGTGCATTATCTCCAGAAAAATAGGGGCCTTTTTGATCGCATTAGTTCCGGTAAAGACGGTGCGACCACTAAACGCGCAATGACACAAGATGTATACACGCTTCAGCCGGAAACAAAACTGTTCCTTCAGGGTGAAGCGCGTATATGGGTGTAGATAATTTCTTCACAAAGATTCAAGTTGATCAGCTTTTCCGCTCTATTAAAAAGGGCGGTGATGGGTTTCTTACATCCATCGCTAAGAAGTGGCAACAAATTGGGCATGAAGAAATTGGATGGATCGTAAAAAATGAAATGTCCGGTAGGCCGGGTATCCGTAGAAAGTCGGGCAATGCGGCAAGAGCGTTGCAGCCTTTCACGGAAATTCAAGGTGTAAACGTAATACATCGGTGGTTTGCTGGGGGCCCTGCTGCGAAATATCTACCCGTGCATCAATACGGGGCGAAGATCGTAGCTAAGGGCGGCGGTATGTTAGCCTTTCAGGTTCCGATCACCGAATTTCATTACACAAAAAAAGGTGATGTGAGAACTAAGAAGGCGTTTAAAACGATCATCACGAAAAGTGTTTACGTGCCTAAGCGTCTTCATATTCTGGAAAGGTTTGAAAACCCGGGGCATCAACTAAGGATTAACGCGGTGCTATTAGCAATGGAGGAATTAGCAAATGGAAAATCCGAATAACTTTAATCCGGATAATTATAATCACATCCTCACATTCCTATACACCGCACTTACGGCGCTTGGGGCGTTTTGTGGTTTCCTGGTGAAGAAGATTTTGGAACTGTATAAAGAAAACATTGTTGCAATCACGGAACTTAAAGCAGCCGTTAACAATTGCGCTACCGCAATTAAGGAGAGTAAAACAAATGCTTGATCAGATCATCAAAACCGTTTCGGAAAATAAGGAGCTTACGGGCTTGATCGGTACCGGTCTTGCTTATGTTGCTTCCGAATTGATCGGAGCGTCGAAACTGAAATCAACGGGCTTGATTCATCTACTGTGGAATATCGGTAAAGGCGTTATTGAAGCATCCACCAAGAAAGAAGGGAAGTAATCATGTCCGGTCTTGTACGTCGCGCGAAAAAAGGCTTTTTGGATGCTGATATTGATCTGTTGGCGGATACCATTAAATTGGTATTGGTGCGCCTTGCGGCTGTCACGTCTTCGGGCGTGAAAACCGTTACCGCCGCTACCAATGCTACCCCCATCGTTTGCACTTCCACTTCCCACGGTTGGACAAACGGTGATTATGTTTCGCTTTCCGGCGCGACGGGTAACACCAATGTGAATGGTCTTCGCAAGATTAAGAACGTCGCTACCAATACGTTTGAACTTACCGATACCCTTGATGTGAATATCGCGGGCAACGGTACCTTCGGCGGTACTTGCTATGCGATCAATCTGTCGGTGATCGATTTCTTGGATGATATTGATTCGGGCGCGCGTATTGCAACGGTTACCGTTTCGGCGGGCCGCACCACTACGGCGGGCGTATTCGATTTCACCGATGTTACTTTCACCGCTGTTTCGGGATCGGCTGCACAATGTGTATTCTTGTATGACGATACGCCCGCTACCGAAGCTACCAAACCGCTGATCGCGGTTGATGATCAGGCAACTAACTTGCCCGTCACTCCTAACGGTGGTGACATTAATTATGTAGTCAACAACACCGCCCCTGCCGGCATGTTTGAAGTATAAGGAGAAATGAAAATGCTTAAAGAACTTATGGACAAGATCGAAGAACAGGATTTGACCGCTCTTGATGTGGAAGGGCTGGAAAATCTGAATCGCGAATTTGCCGAAGGGCAAAAGTTTCTTCGCGAATATCGGATCAAGATCAATGAAGAAAGGGATCGACAGCTTGCGAAGGAACACGCAAAGCGCACCCTTATGAACAAGACCGATGAACAAAAGCGCGCTCTTTTGCAAGAGCTTACCGGATCCAAGGTTGACACCGAAGAAGCCGTAAAGCCCGCCGGGGAGTAAGTACGCTAACGCCTTCTGTTGCGGTTAATGCAATAGTGTTAGCCGTGACAGAAGGCAATTTTTTTAAAGGTAAATAATGGCTGATCGATTCTACCTAATGCCATACATCGGAACCGGCCTTACGCGGCAAACTGCCCGTAAAGCTAAGTACGGTATGGGATCTTTTTCGGGTGGATTCACCGTTATTTATTACGGGCTTGAACCCGTTTGTTTACTTCGCGGGCGCAATGTTTCCCCAGAAGAACACGCGGCGGTAATCGCTAACGTAGATGTTGCGGCTTTCCCTTCTGATTTAGATCAGACTATCACCGCAAATGCGCTTACCACAATTCAAAGCACTTTTGAAAGCGCCAACATCCCGAAGGAATTAGCCGCGCAAGGCATGAAATATTCCCGACTTCTGAAAAGAGTATGGACCCTTTTTAGAATGTCGCAAATATTTTACGGGATGGGGGCGGCAAGAATCTTTCAAAGTGGAAATGATCTTTCCTCTACCTTGGGCCAATTATCGGCGGCTAGAAGGCAAAAACTTTCCGATGTGATTGATTCAATGGGTATGGATCGATCTTCCTTCACGGCAAATACTACACTTCGCACTTTTCTTATCACCTTAGCAGGCCAATTTTCCGAAGTGGATATATGGCAAGATTTGGTAATGTGATATGAGCGCATTAGCTACCGATAGCTTTAATAGAGCTAATGAAACTTCAAATGTATTCGGCGCTTCTACGGATTGGGGTACGGTACCGGGCAATGAATCTTTTCTTTTAAATTCAAACCAAGTAGAAGCAGCGGGCGATCCTGTATTCAATTACCATAAATATGGATCTTGGCCTGCTAATCAATATGCACAAGTAGTGCTTAAATCTCCCTTAGTTTCCGGTCCGGATAACGGTGGCGGTCCCGCTGTTCGCGTATCTAGTGCGGCAAATACCGGCTATTTTTCCTTAGCTCATGATTCCGGTACTCAAATCTATTCGGTTGTTGCAGGAAGCTATAACCAAATCGGGCAGGATTTTGGAGCGGT